ACTTCTACAGATTCACCTCAGACAACACCTCAAGCGATTGCAGTTGCTACCAGTGAACTGAGTACGAGAGGTTCTGTCTTCCACAGAGTCGTTGTAAGAACTAATAAGACTAATTTAGGTACATTCCAAGAAGTCGCTAATGTAAGAAGCCAAAACGCTACTAATGGCTCAAGGCCAAGAACAGGTGTAAAAATCAACAACGCATCGGGATATTCGTCTTCTACAACTGGAGCGATGACAGTTGACGGAGTTGATGCTACTACTGTTATATTTGTAGGAGATAATTTGTACAAAGCAAATGGTAAGAATTTAGGCGCAGTCACAGCAGTAAGTACTACAAGCGTGACAGTAGGAGGAGGAACATCTGATGCACTTGTAGACGATGATGAATTATTTACACAACCTCAAATTACAGGTAGAGGAACTGCTAATCAAAGTTCTTGTGTGCACGAGTACTTTGACATTATCGAACATCAATCTATAGGCAAGACTGTCAAGTTGGTTATACAACCAAGCGATAAGAGTAGATTTAATATTTTAAGTAAAATGAGTGCTTCTACCGAGGCTGCTAATTATATCACTGTAGAAAGTTTGACTTCTCGTGCAAGAGTATTATCTTTCTCTGATGATGCAGAAGGAAATACTGTTATGCGAGCGCATGGTATTATCAGTGACCTTGCTTCTTCAAGCGTCTATGTAAAAGGCTCTGCTGCGCCTGATTCTCATATTGTCAAAGAAATCATGCCGGGTGCACCTGTAGTGACTATGACTCTTGGTGGTCCGGGTCAAGGTGCTGTAAATACGAAAGAAAGTTATGACCCAAGTCCTCTTTCAAGATTAGAATGGAGTACTCGTAGAGATTGTCAAACTCGTGTCAGTTCTACCACCAGTACTACTGTAGTGGTTGCTCCTTTGAATAACAAGTCTACGGATTTACAAAGTTGGGGTACATACTGTTTTCCTAAAGTTGGAAAGATATACCTACAAGTCGCAGGAAATCAGGGCGAACAGATAAGATTCGCCAGTGCAGAATATGCCAGCAAAACAGGTGACACTTTCACATTTGTATCAGGTACAGGTCACACTGGCACAGGTAAATTCGTATTAGCAGATGGCTCGGAGGCAGACTCTTTGAGTGCTTGGATAACTGCTACGGGTATAACTGCTGGTAGTATTCTTCATGTTGACGATAAGTTTGGCGAAGAGGCCATGTGTAATGACGGTACTACAATTAACGATAGGTTGTTCCAAACACTGGACACTGTTCATCACGACTATCAATTAGGTACGCAGTATGCCAGTACAAGAGCACTTGTTGAGATACCATTGTTTCATGAGCATGTATTTGGAGATTTAGTTGGACCTAATAACAGTATGAAATTACACATAGATGCCACGCATACTGCTCACTCTTGGAACCCTAACCCAGTAGGAAGAAGACCAAATTCAATATCCCCTCAAGACCCTGAGTTGTTTGGACCATTTTCTTATGCGATTCAAAATAAAACACATCGTAGTGGTACAAAAATTACTCGACGCTACGACTCTACTAATCACCGTATTTATGTCGAAGATGCTAATATATTCCCTATACCTACAGCACCTCCTGTCGAAGTAGCATACTTGGGTGGTAGTGCAAGGTATAGAAGAGCGTTTTTAGGAAATGGTGAATGGGTAATTTATAGCGCAAGAGACACTACCGACCATTATTTAACCGTAGTTGATTCAGGCGATGACCATGCTTTCAGTGAGCATTTCTTGAGAGATGTTAGCGTAGGCTCTCATATCTTCCCTGCACCCGGCTACCAAGACATGAATTACAGCAGTATGGCTGACAATCCAAGTTTGATTAGTGCTGGTTATGAAAACAGACGCTCGTTCTACTTTGACCGTTCAAATGTTATGACTCAAGGTGGTAATGTCGATTACGGGTTAAAGCAGTATGTCAGTGCTATAGAATTGAAAGCAGGTCCGTCAGTTAACCCTCACCTACCAAAGATTGTAAGTAAAAGACCAAGAGGTATAATTGCATCTGTTACAGGAAGCCCTGCTACTTCAATTACATTAGAAGATGGAACCCTTTTCCCAATCAGTTCTACAGATAGCGATTACAAATTCAGAGTTGCTTGGAAGAACGCAAGTGGAACTGTCAATCGTGGATTTTACGATAATAGAGTAGACAATGTACTTACGATAGTTAGCCCTGATTCGGGCTTTACACCCGCTGTAGGTGATGAAATATATGTCGAAGACTTGTACGCTACTGGTGCAGGTACATATCCAAAAGTAAAGGAGACATTCCTCAACAGAGCATGGGCACACCCTTACTGCGTAGGTGGACTAAGACAAGGCGACACTGTTTGGATGAACATGCATTATACTAACCCTCATGCAATTGAAGGTCTTTTCTGTAAAAGCAGAGGTACTCTAAACGAGGCAGAAGTTTGGAGTGGATTTAATGGAGGAGAAGGTGCATTCGACGCTGACCCAAGAGACAGCATACCTATGGAGAATTTCTTAATCGGTGACAGTTGCATAGAGACTGCTCAAAACTTAGTTCAGCATATCAACAAAACTATCGAAATGAACTACGATGCCATTGGGCTGTCAGAAACTCCTCCAGTAGTTGCTTATCTTGACCCTTATCAGTGTACCCAAGATTATGCAAGAATACTACTTTACGATGTAGAGCATGACAGAGAGTTCATTGCATTCCAAGATTTACATATGCAAGTTCAGTCGAGTCCTGCTACATCCTCTATAGGAAAAGAAGATACTAACAAAACTGGATACATTGACAACAGCGTTGATGGCTCAGGCTCTCTATTAGATGTAGCCGCTGGATTTCCAACACAAAATAAGAGACTGAACACTACTGAGCAGTCTGACTTTATCGAGGCATCTTATGCTCATCAATCTGTTTGGAATGCAAGCGTTGTTAACATAATGTCAGAGCATGATGTAGGTGGAGTAGATGACACTGCTACAAATGGTTATATTGACCGTACTGATAACGCAGTCACGATTGCTTCTGATGCAAATACCAAACACCAAGAAATAGACTCATCAACAAGAGAGCAGTCTACTTTCTTTGATACACCTGACGGTACGAGAGTCATACCTGCATTTTTAGCAATGAAGGGTATTCGCAACTCAACACTTACTTTAGACGATACCCGTATGAATAACTTAGACCATTGGACTAAGATGGATTTTGTAAGAAGATTGACAATTGATATTGGAGAAATTTCCCTCAAAGATGGTGTTACGAACATAGAGTCTGCTGCAAGAGAAGTAGTCAGGTTAATCAATCAAGCAGGTGCAAGGAACGGAAAGACACAGGCAAGGAAACCTGCTGACCAATTCTTGGGAGTCAGTGACAAATTCGACCCTGCTGATGTTCATCAAAAGGCAGACTTTGCTACAACAGGTTCTACACACGACCCTGCTCCATTTTGGGATGTAAAGAAATCATTTTCCAGTCACGACAGAGGCTCTCACATGGGGTATGTTCGTGCTCACCTTGGTAGGGTAGTCTTGGATTCAGATAATAATCAAGGATTCTCTATTGTGATACATTCTACAATACCGGGTGCTGGTGGTAGGAATTTCTGTACATGGTTAGATAATAGTAAATCACAGACTCCTTACAAGCCTCAGTATCTCATAGGGCATGGTGGTAGATTCAGAAATTATTGGTGCCAGCCGGATGAGATAACTGGAGAAAACATGCACCCTGCTCCTATGCCTATCAATAGATTTGGTAGACCATTTGCACCAATTACAACTCTCAAAGAATACTTACCTCCTGAGTCCCCTGATGATGAATTACTTAACAACCTCAACTTAGGAGCAGATAGAATAGACAGTCAGTCTGCATTGGCTACGAGCAATGTCGAGATGGTAAGTGGAAGAAATGCCAACACAGTTCTCAACGAATCGTTTGAAACCAAAAGTCCTGCTTCTGTACTCGTAGACGGGCTAAGGGTAGGTACTAAAGCGAGGGCAAGGATAAACTTTGGTGGTATAACTCAAGCAGGTATACCCGGTTGGGCACCTGACTTAAGTAAGTGGGGATTCGATAACGATGGAACTACCAATGTATCAAGATACGGTAATGCGAGTAATGCTGCAACTGCGATGACAGCGACTACTGTGCAGGCAGGAAGCGATGGATATATTCCGTCAGATGATATGAAAAGTGAAAACATTGGTCAAAGACCTATGTATGGTTTGAAATTTACAGACCACAGAGGAGATAATCATACTATTCGTTTACTTTACAGACAGTTTGGTGAAACTTTTGCCAGCGATAATACTTTTTTACCATCTACACTTGACGAAGAAGTCATCATTCATTTTGATGATAGAGATGTAGGACAAGGTGGGTTTACCATTGGTCGTCACATGGTTGGTAGCGGAGAAGTTTGCGGTGAAAAGACAGGGGGCGACCCTATAAATTTCAAAGGTAATCTTTGGAATACATATCCTGCTCCGATTGTCGGTGTCAAAGTTACTACTACTTTGTCGAGTAATGAAATGACAGTTGTATTGGATAGACCTTATGCAGGTAATGTAAGCGATGCTGTAATGAATACTCATCCTGACATACTTGGCTATCTCGGATTACCTGAAAGTGGTATGTTTCAACTTTCAATGCATGGTACTACAGCCAATGACCATCAAGGTTTAACATTCTACTATACGAGTAGGACTCATAACGCTGCTGGTGGAACTCACAAATTCTACGGAGTTCAAGGTGGAGGAGCGAACCACGCTAACGGAGATTGGTATTTAAGCCCAAGAATTAATTTTACTTCTTTACTTACTGACGAAGTGATTGCAGCGGCTGTAGAACACGCAATTAATTCAACTAATAATGATGAAGACATTACATTTGATTGTACGAATATGTTCGCCCCTGATGGTAAAAGATTGAGCGAATGGGGAGTTAGCCCAACTGCTATTAGAATCAGAACAAGAGCAGACGGTAAGACTCCAATGAGTAAGTTGTTTGAGGCTACTCGTACAAGAGACTGGGGTCTACTTGATGGTGCTTCTACAGATGCAGTTGTTGCTTCTAAGCATACTGGTGGTTTATCTAATGCTGAGAAAGACGCAGGTACAAGATTGGACATAGGCTATATACCTTATACAGTTTTACAAATAAATACTAAATTTAGAGGTTCCAATGCTAATACCGCTACTCCTGTATTAGTAGATAGTCAGAACAACATAGTAGATACGACTACTTGGCAAAGAAACTTGAGGGGTGATAACTTCACTGATGTAGCAGGTGACCATATCATACCAAGAGTAGATTCACCTTGTATAGAAGTACATAATACTGCAAGTGCTGTGATACAGGCTAACTCTAATGAGTCTTGGGCTTTGTTTGGAAAACTTGCCTCTCACGATACAAATAGTTGGGGAGAGCCTTACATCGTTTGGTACAGCACCACTGAGTATGCAGAAGTGTGTAGTCAGCCCGGAACTAACGCTATCGTATATGTAGACGAAAAGGTAGAGTCAGCCAACTTCTCACCTTCACAACAAGATATGCTATTCAAAGGAACAAGTCGCATAGCAGATTCTCGTGAAACAGATGGTATCCGCAGAGCAGGGAGTAAGCAATCCAGTCCTTTCCTTTACTTTAGAGGAGGCAGAGACAGCCCTGACCATTGGGTTCCACTTTACTTTGGTGGTGGATTTAGCGGTGCAGTGGTTGACATTAACGATGGTACTCAAAATGACTACTCTGATTTCTACGAACATCCTTATTCCAGTGGACCTACAGGAAGCGCAGGCTTCCAAAATGTAGGAGAAATCGCTGGCTCTTACGCATTGTTAGATGCAAATGCAATGATGGCTATGTTCCCCGGTACTCCTTATCTTGACCAGCATCGTGGTCAAAATAACCCTCCTTACTTCAACCAAGATGCTCTTTTACCATTCGATATGGCAAAGGGTGCAAATACAAAGGTGACTGGGTTGACCTATACAGACGGCTCAAATTCTGTACATGCAAATATACCAAGCCCTATCGTTTTGAGATTCGCTCATCCAAATGCAAGATATGACTCAAGTGGAAACAAAGATGACCAAACTGTTTACATGATATTTGGACCGGGGCAAGCCTTCCCTCACAACACCGCTTCGTTTGAGCCTCAAGGTGCTAACATAGTCACGGCAGGTAATGGATACAGTGCCGTACCTATACACTTTGGCGGAGTTGTTGGTCGTGACACTTACTTGCCTAATCAACTCGCTAACGGTGATGGTACTGAGCACAGTGGTTTGAATAGAACAAGTAGTGTCGCTGCTCATTTACCTATGACTACCTTTTTCCAACAGAATAAGAGGTCAGGTTATAATTATGTAATGAACTGGGAGCCTGTCAAAGGTTTACCTTCTACAGCAGCGAGTTCTACTAAAAACTACACTCAGAGTTATAATCATGCATTTTATTACGAAGGCTCGGTTGCTACTACTTCTAACCTACCTAAGCATTATCATCCTTTCAATTACAGATTTAGTGACATCAGTGGTAACCAAGTAGGTAGCGGTACATACCCTAAGACGAGGGCATCGGCTGTACTGTGGCACATGGATGGCGGTTATCATCCGGGTGGTCATTTCCTTGATGACAGTGTAAATAAAAATCCAAAACATAGCGTGGCAAATGCGAGGCTTGCTACAGGTAGCGGTGCTAAACACAATTCATCTGTATTCAGACCTTGTGGACTTTTGGCAGAGGCTTATCTAACTTATTATGGAGGAACGCCTGATAACCAGTTATCGAATGAAAATATCGTTATCGTGGATGCTACAAGGTGTCAAAATGCAGAAGAATTAGGTGCTGTAATTAGCGGTGCTATCAACACATTCCCCGGCAAAAATCCATTGAAAGCAATCGGTGGTACATTCATGCCTTCGATGCAGAACGCTCACAAACAAGATAGATACGGTTGGGTAGAACTTCCGGTTGTAAGTTATACCGCAGAAGCAGGTGCTACACCTGCCAGTTTGGTAGTTACTAATACAGCGACAACTTTGCCTAATTACGGCTGGTTGAGAGTAAGTGACGGTACTAACTCAGGTTACGCTCCTTATATCTCTTACAGTGTTTCTTCTCCAAATACGACATTCACATTAGCAGCAAACGCCGTAACATCTAACACAAATGTAGTAGATGTAGCCAATGCTACTGCTTTGACTCCTGACGCTACTTACAAGGCTTATATTTGGACAAAAGCAGGTACTCATAGATTCAACAATGCTGCGTCAGGTTCCGCTCGTGACCATATGACTCAAGTACATTACAGTGGGTACATAGATGCGGTAGACAGAACAAAACCTGTGGGTGCGGTTGGATGGGCAGGTGAAGCCTATTCTTATCTGAACTCTTACGAAGCACCTAACGATATAGGGGCTAATTTGCATCCGGCTGGACTCGGTGCTTGGCACCCATTCTTAGGTTTCAATCCCTACGGTGCTGCTGAAACCTGTGTATCAAGCCCTACACCAGTTGGAACAGCCGAAGTACCTACAGCCACATTCTATGCTGATTACTGTGTGACTGGATTATTCAGTAGACATTTGATTGCGATTACTCATGAAAGTGAATTACCTTTGATAGCAAAGGCAGATAGAGATGGAATAACTTGCGCCGGAGATTGGCTAAAGGTAGCAGAAACAGGTACGCTTTCTCATGCTGGTACGATTGCTTGGGACACGGATAAAGTTCACAATAAGAGCAGGTATGTTGGCCCTGCTACTGCCGGTCCTCATGTAGAAGCACAGATGCATAGTGGCTACACAAGACCATCAGCATCAGGAGATTACCCTGCATCAGGCTCCGCTCCTACTGATTTACAACTTCACCGTACCATACAAAGCGGTGACATGGTAAGGGCTAACGCTTGTAATTTCGCAACTGGCGATTTGTTTTGGGATGAATCGGTTGTTAAAAATTCTGCATTCCACGAAGATGCCGGTACATATGGAGTAGAATGTATAGGGGTAAGTAATCACGACCACTACTTAGACATCACTGCATCTCCTCACACTGGTCTTTATGGCTACTACGGAAGCAGACATCCATCTCGTAATTTCTTACCTGAGCATATAGTATGGAAGCGTATGGATGGAGGAAGCCTAACCATGCCAGCAGTAAATGCTCGTGGACTTGGAATGGTTCCTTGGGTGAAGCGTAAAGACGGCTCTGATTACAAGATGGTAGGAGAGAAGATACTTGGAAATGTAAGATTCTCGTTTGAAACAACAAACAGTGTAATGTTTCCTGTTATACAGGCTCAAGAATTAGGACACCCTCAGTTATCAAATAAAAATAGTTTAGAATCAGAAACTCTTATAATTCCAAATGAGCACATTCAATTTGAAAGCGTACAGGTCGTAGACGATACTGGTCAAGAGCATAGACTGTCGGGTGGCTCTCCTTTGGGAACTGTAATCATGGACTTCCGTCATATAAGCGACAGAGAAGTAGAAGGATTAGCACCTGCATTGGCCGGAGCAGGAGTAAGTCCTAACTTGAAAATAAGACTACCTAACCCTGACGAAATACCCGGCAACATAGTGGTTAGGTCAGGATTCGATAGAATACAGGCTTATCAAAATGAAACATTCGGCTCAGGCGGATTACAGCACCCTGCACAGAATATTACTAATATTCGCCAAATGTTTGAAAACGAATATGCAGGACCAAGGCTTTGGCCTACTTGGGAAAATAACGGTTGGGAACACCTGAGTCAAGACGGTATTGACATATCTACTGATACAAGCAACTCTCGATTGAAATTCCCTGCTTCTACTAACGAAGGATGGTCAGACCATACAGACAACGCTCCTTTGAAGTCTGCTTACGAGCCTCACGACAGAAGCCTGTTCTTCCATGTCACACGCATGGGTGTAAGTATGACTCATCGTTATGATGTAGATGAGTTATCATTCAGTGCTTATGATGAGGCGAACAACGAAATTGATGTCACCACTACACCGGAGTCTGCTACTTGGGCAGATGCGAGTGAGCAAAGCGGTGGTCGCTATTTCCTCAGAGTATACGACCCTACTACGAACAAAGGCGTACTGGCATCTTATACAGGAACTGGTACAAACAAATTTACAGGAGTAGTAGTATCTCCTGACTTCAAGTCTTTCATCAGTGGAAAGAGTGGATTAAAAGTAGTCCCAAGTTATTACATGCCTGCGGGTAGCACTCGTATGTTTGCAGCAAGAAGATTGCGTGACCACAGCGAATATAGTGGTGCGAGTCCTGATATGCAGAAGATTGATTGGTTCGATATGTACAGTAATTTACCAGCATCTACAGGAGCGATGGCAAAGCCATCAGTACCTCACGAAAGCATAACTGCTCCTAAGATGACACCTATGCCTGTTCCAAGAATGGGTCACCACTATGTCACGCCAACTATGGCATTAATGCCGGGACACTATGCTCACCCTGCATATCAGAGATTGTATGATTTGAACAGGTCTTGTAAGAGTTCAAGTCACAGCCCTATCGAAGATTCTTTAGTAGGTACATTAGAAACTGCAAGAACTGGTGGAACTAATACACTCAACGACCAAGGATTTGGTCGTGACCCATTGATTTGGTTCTCTACTCCATCGGCAGCATTCAGCCCAAGTGACATTCATGGCGGAGCGTTTACTCTGCTAACAGAAACCAAACTCAAATACGAAGGTTATGGAATAGCAGCGTCTGTAGGAACTAACGCTGGAGATGTAAATGCATCAGGTGGTCATACGCTTGTATTAGAAGCAGCAGCGACTTATACCTTCAACAACCATTTCCCTGACCCGTTAGAAGTAGGTGCTTATCAGATTATCATACAGCCGAATGTATTCAAGCAACAACTGAAAGGATTCCATGCTAACGGTCCTGCTACAGATGTACCTGACGGCTCGGTGGTAGAACTTACAGGGCAACAGGTCAATACTGTGATTGCAATAGAGAAAGATGTATCGACAAGAGGCGGATACGCTCTCATATTAGCAGAGGCTACTATGGCAGATGTAAGAGGTTGTGAAGTAATACTAAACGAAATTATACTTGACATAGAACCTGACGCTGGTAGTCAATTTACCAACCTACCACCGTTGGCTCTTTACAACCCATTAGGTGTACAAGAAAGTTATAGCCCTTCATTTACAAGAAGAAGCCTTCCTTACAGGCCAAATATGTTCAAGAGTTCCACTCCGGGCAGAACACTGAATATCCCTTGGTGGGGTATCTTACACAAAGACGGTGCGTCTGCATCCGGTGCGAATAAATTCAAACACCTTGAGTGGCACAAGCCTGATAATTACTACGAGTTCTGTAGAGCGAACTACGGATGTGTAGGTGCTCAATTGACACTTGCTGGATACCCTACTTCATTCTTAGATATATACGAACCTCATAAGAGACTAAGAAGTTTGAATCCAAACTGCGTGGTAATCAGTGATAACGGCTCCTCTACAATTACTGTAGATAACAATGACCTTTTCCCAGTAGTACCTTACTACGGTGAAGTGTTAGAGTTCACAAAGAACGGAGTAAGGTACACTGCAACTTACAGCAACAGAACTGGTACGCTTGCTCACGCTACTTTGGGCGAGAGCGATACCTTTGAGGGTGTGACAGCGAATGCAGCGTTTTGGGCTAACATAGCGGCTGGCGACATAATCAGACTTAGCCGACCTTATGATAATGCTAAATCTGATACACTGTATACTGATTTGCAAACCAGCGTCTTGACAAGACACTTAGGTCAATTACAAAATGGAAGCAGAGATACCAACTCTTTGAATCCAGCAGACTCATTCCTTTGTATGTGGCATCCTAATTTGGGCAGACCGTTTACTTGGTACAGTGACGATAGTAGTAGGGCTTTCTATACTAAGGCAGGAACTGCTGACACTCCTGTAGACCAAAAGGGATACAACCACATTCCTGAGCACTTTGAGACAATCCACTATCAGGACTTCAATTATGTAGCAAGTAAAGGTCCATTCGCACTTGCTATGAAGTGGGTAAGTCCACCGGGCAGTGCTGGATTATCGACTGACGGTACAGTGTACACTGCTACTCAGATAGATGCAGATGGAAACTTGTCTAACCAAGGTGGTACAGTAGGTTCAAACAAATACAACTTCTTCGGCTTTTGGCCGGGTGGCTCTCACGGTGGAGGCGGAGTAAGTAGATTAGAATCGTATGGTCACTCTCTGATTGGTTGGGGTAGTGACACATTTGGAATGGACTGCGAAACATATCAAGACTCTACTGGAGTCGCTACTCTGACTTTACCAAATGACAGAAACAGATGCTTCGGTTATCGTATGGCAGTTAGACAACTGTACAACAGACCACGCTGGTCACCCTATGTCCGTGGATGGTTAGAAGTAGCAAACAGCAACGCTATGCTTGGATATTATCACGGTCCTTTAATCCAGCACGATTCTAAGACAAACGGTTGGGATTATGTAGGCTCGGATAGTGGTCAAAGTGACCAAGACTTTGATGCGATGTATGTAGGTATACTTGAGAGACTAACCCAAGTTTCAAGTCTAATCGGACAAGACCAAATCGGTAGACAAGTCAGATATAGCGATGGAAGAAGAATGACAGGACCATTCGGTTGCCCTGTCAGAACTCTAAGAAATGCGTCTACTACTACCCGAATGTTCCCTAACGATGAGGCTGGACAAGGTATCGAAGAGTTGGCAAATGCTCACAGATTCTACATGGTAGATTGGTGGGGCAACACTCGTGGTGAAGATGTTAGGCGTTTCCCTGTAAGAGGATTCGGGTTGCGCCCATCATGGGACCCCGAAGACGCTTACAAAGATACGAATGTGACGCACAGACCCGCTGCTCACAATCTGTTTGGCGGTGACGGTAATGACAGATACAGCGGTAGTGATAACTCAGATAACAACGATGGCACTAACATGGGAACAGCAGACTGGTTCAATCCAGCCAGTGCACTAAGAGTAGGTGACCGTGGAGATGGCAGAGGTGTCAGATGGCCTACTGTCTTTAACGAAAGCCTACTGATGGCAGTTAGTGAAAACCACGATGCTACAGGATTAGTATTGTCTCATAGCACTGCCGAGCCAATATTCGGACAAGGACTGATTAGGCCAAGTAATGACGCTGCTCAGGCTGGAGAAATTGAAAGAGGTATCAGTGACAGAGTTGATTTGAACTCTGATGACGGATTACTCAAGCCAAGCGCACAAGTAGGTGAGGCTACTGAAACTGTTAACGCAGATGACCGTGGTGCAGAACCAGTATCGAGAAACGATGTAAGACTTGGGTTAGATGTAGATACACTTGCTGAATTGAATGACGGTGTATCTCGTGAGTATGTAGTTCTGTCAACAGAGGCTGCGAGCCTGCACACTGACAGAGAAGTAGGTCAAAGGACTAACATCAGAGGAGCATACAATGTCGGTAGTAGAACTCTCAAAGATTTAGACATGACTGGGTTAGATTGGAGTGCACAACCTGTCACTGGTATCGTCAAGCATTCTAACGCCCACGCAATGTGGCCTCTTGGTGGAACATATGTCATGGAGTGGAGCAAACACGCTGGAATTTTAGATGTAAAGGGATGGGGTAAGACAGGTGTATCTTCGTCATCTAATCCATACCAAGATGCTGACCACGACCCAATCCTTGAAAATATCAACTATACAGATAGCACTATACAGTTCTTGTACAGACCTGCTTATGGATTAGATTACAAGCACAGTCAGATGTTCAGACCTTATGTCGCTTTGAAGGGAAGCAGTCCTCAAGAGAATGCTAACTTTTACAGAGCAACTGCTGGCGGTAAGTACGGTATGTTCACCAGCGATGCACCATCTGCTCGCACAGGAACTCCAAGCAGTCCACCTTATGCGCCTGTTTACAACATTGTTCCGACATCAAGTATCACAGTACCTGATAGCCAAGGTCCTAAGATTCAGGGTGTAGATGTCACAGGCTATGATAAGAGTGACATACGCTCACCTGTAGCGAGAGTAGTCATGTCTGAGAATACACTTGAGCATTTCAGAGCAGATGCAAGTAGAAAGTCAGTAGATGACGATGAAGGTGACTATAGTGTCCAACCAAGGCACAGTCAAACCCTGCACCCAAAGGGTAGTAAAGAGGATGCATCTTATAATACAGGTGACCATAGTGGGGAGTGAACATGGCAGTAGGTAAGAATCTCGCAACTGGTCGCTTTGACGCTGACCAAAGTTCTGTTATGAAGGTCGTGCGTAAGCCACGCTTCGTAGATAACGCTGTGCGACACGGTGAATACACACGAGTCAAAGCAGGATTCGCTGTCAACAAACCTACTGCTACAGATTTCGTTCCTACCGCTGAGAGAAAGTACAAGTTGATTGAGGAAGAAGATACTGTTCGCTTGCTTCACAACCCTACAGATAGCATTCGATACGAAGGTGCTGTATTCTTCGACAAGGACAAAGTAAGCACCTCCAGTACACTACCTGCACTGTTAGTGGGTGCTGAAAATAACGACCAAGCGTTAGTGGTATCTCAGATAAAAGATGCTAACAAGGGTACGAGGTATTTGGTTGAGAATCTGAAAGGGCAAGAATTAGCCAACATTGGCTTCACCAACAAAACCATCCGTTTTGCTCAGAAAGTGGGCGTGGGCTTGCGAACTTCTGACTTGGCAGTTAGAGTAGCAAAAGCAAACACTTCATCAATCAACGGAGTGAGAGCGAGGCTACCAAGTTCTACTTTCCTTGCTCAAGACTTCTATGGTGTCGAGGCATTCAGCGCACTCAGATACCTCGCAAAGCACGATGGCTACAGCCCTCGTGGTGACAGGTATGGGAATGTCTGCTATTTCCCTCAGAATAGAATAGAAAGAGAATATCTGTTGACTGAGAACAGAGTAGTAGGAGGTACTATTGATGACAATAACGAAACCACTCCTAACAGAGTAGTCGTCAGAGGAAAGGCAAGAGCCAACAATCATCAAAATACAGTGCAAGTGGATGACTTTGGTAGACAAGAAAACGGCATAAACGAAGTACCGGGTGGTATACATGCTCCTACAGCAGTCACCAAAGCCAGTGCTAAATTGATAGGTCAGCGTATGCTAAAGATGGCAAAGAACGCCACAGGCTCTCGTAAGTTAGTAGATGTCTTGTCTGCTACACATATGCATCCGGGTGACATGGTATCTTATCAATCGAGAACTGACAACGAAAGATACATGGTACTGGGAACTAAGTTTGACTTAGACACAAGGATGAGCGAACTCCATGTCAACTCTGTAGATGTGACATTAGAAGATGTATTACAGCGTTTCCAAGAAATAGACATTAGTGGTAATTTAGAGGCTAATCAAGAAAGAAATAGGCAGTTCTCAACAGAGGAGTTCTCTACATCTTTTGGCTTCAAATTCAAAGTGACTTGGCAAATATCTGAAAGAGTGGATATGAACCGTGGAGTAGGATACACGCTTGGTATGAACAGGCGTAATTCCATACACGGAGATATATTCTTTGAAAGCACAGGTGTACTAATCAATAACGCTGGCGGATATGCAATTGGTACTTCTTCATTCACAGTTGATGGAGTGAATGCTACCAGCGTATTTACCACTGATAATCAGGCTGTTTACACTGCGAATGGTAATAAGTTAGGTCACATTAACTTAGCCGGAGTGGGTGCAACTACAGTAGTAATCAAATCTGCGAGTGTACACCCAATCGCTGATAACGAAGAAATATTCATACTATCTACACAGACCAATCCTGAATCAAGGAATAGTCGCTTGAAGATAGGTACAATACACAGTAATTATTTGAACACGAGGAGGGGATGATTTGCCACTATTAGACGAAGGAACAAGATTTTTAATTGACACTCTCAAAGACAGGATAAACGAAGTTGTCTTTGGATTTGATGGAACTATTGCTACTCAGCAAGACGGAGGTATAGGAAATCCAGCCGTAGTGGTGACTCCTAATGTCAGAGTTGTAGATGACAACACGCTCATTGTACAAGCGAAACTGGCATTAGATACTACCTTCACCCGCCCTCTGAGGGAAGTAGTTATTCGCTATAAGAATCCGGCAGATTCTACCGATACTACAGATTTTATGAGATATACTTACAACGCTATCCAAAAGAATAGCAATAATGAAATAGAATTTTCAGCAATAATAGAGGTGACAGCATGACCAATCCGAAAGCAGGGCATACAAGTGCAAGTGGAATGACAAATGACTCTCAAGGTTTGAGAGATGGTGATGGACTTACCAGTCCGAGCCTAACTAATCTTTACGAAGGATTACACGGTAATGGTATACTCAGGCTCGGTGACGGAGCGAAGGGAGACTCTCTTAGAAACAGCATCATCGCTAACACTCCCGGTTTCATAGAAACAACTGCTACTCAGGGTGAACTGAAAGTATACGGTGGTTATTGTGTATTAGACGGAGTACTATACAAGTTTGCTAACGGACCCGGCAATCACGAAACATTTGTCTTAGGAACTACAGGTGCAGGTGCTAACCATAGTGGTGATTTACCAAGTGTACCTGCTTCTAATAGCGATGTATTTGTCGTGGTATATCTTGTAGGTAGGAATACACCCGAAGCGCATCTCATGTACGAAATGGGCACTCCTGCTGCACCATCAAGTGGTACTCCTCTGATTCCTAACCGATTCTTATCTAATCCAAGTATAACCGGCAATACTGATTTAAATCATCAAACTACTGTTTTAGCAGTCTTGAGATACACGATGACTGGAGGAGCAGGTAGCGTCACCAGTTCTCTTAGCACCACTCCTACAATAAATGACAGAAGAGCATTCATTAGACAATCTCCTGTCTATTTGACTCCTATGACAAAGGGGTCGATAGGAAATGTAGACGCTGCTAATATAGTGACTGACCCTGATGGCTTCTTCCCATCACCCGAAGACGGTGACTTTGGTGGTAGTACCTTTGGTTCAATTTGGATGAGCCACATGGAAGATGTAGCGGGAAACAAACATGCTGTAATTTATGCAGCGACTCCTCGCAATCTCAACACTACGCCTGCTACTAATACTCACATATTAGGACCTGATAGATTAGAAGTGCAAACTACTACGGGTAATATTACATTTGAGTTTAACGAAGGTAATGTATGGATTATAACAACCGATACTAATCGTACAATCAACCCAGTAGGTAATTATCCCGTAGGTCATACTGTGGAAATACATCACTCAAGCGGAGCGCACACTCTTTACTTCGATTCCACTGTAGGTGGGCACAGTACTACTCCAATAAATGTAAACATACCAGCAGGTAGTTTTGGTAAATTTATCTATGACGGTGCAGATTGGAAACAGTTGCACTTAGGCTCTACTACGGTAGTTTCTACTCCTTCATCAGGAGCATCAGGGTTAGTTCAACTCTCTGATGGCTCAGGTGGATTTACCAGCGACTCTGATTTGTCTTGGGATAGTGCATCTAATGAATTAACTATTAATGGTAAATTAACAGTTAGTGGTTTAATTGACCCAACAGGTATGGTATTTACGCCGCAGGCTGTAAATCCCGAAGCAACCAATCCATTAGACACCATTTGGATTAACAGCGAAGATGGGCATTTGTATCGTGGCGATAGAGATGTTGAGTCCACAGTGCATTTCAATGTTCGCAACGATGAAGGGGCAACAATTCCTCTTGGTGCGCCACTTTATTCTAAAGGCGAGATTGGCGGAAGCAACAGAATCAAGG